GAATAACAGGACTTTCTTTAATGCATTCCTGGATAGACTATAGAAGGGATCCAATATGCGGAGATTTGCGTACAGAGATGCTCAGCGCAGATATGATAATGATGGATGCGTTTTGGAGAGACATGGGACTGAGCGACTGTCAGTTCATACGTACTCGTAAATACCTTCACAAAGAGCAAGTGTGTCAGCTAATTCCTGAAAGAGCTAAAGAAGTAATGATGCTGAACGATCAGGCTTACTTTGATACTAAGTTCACGTTCATGCCACAACAGTACAATATCCGTCGTAAGGGATTTTTAGCCTACGATGAATATTGGTACATGACTGATAGGATGGCAACCTTCATTGTAGATCCAAACACATACGAAAGTATTGAAGTGGACTTTGACAATGAGGACATGAGAAATCTGAGAATGCAATATCCTCAAGTGGTAGTAGTTAAAGAAAAGGTTCCTACAGTACATCTAGCAATAATAGTCAACAATGTGTGCTTTTATGACGGACCTAATCCTCTGGGTGTTGACATGTATCCCTTTACTCCTTTTGTGGGGTATCATGATCTGGCGAATAACAACTATGCTTTTAGGTATCAGGGGATTATTAGAAACATCCGAGATCCTATATACCTTCACTCGTATAGAAAGCAGCTTGAACTTGATTTGCTAGCAGCTCAATTCTCTGGGGTAGACGTAGAAGAGGATTCTCTTATTTCCGATGACGATGCTTTCAAGGTTGGACCAGGTAAAGTAAGATTCTTCAAAAAAGGCAGATTAAACTCTCTTGTAGACAAGCCAGGAGCAAATATTAACCCTGCCAACTTCCAAGCAACTCAGTTTCTTAAAGAGGATATTCAGTCAAATGCAGGTGTTACACCAGAGTTATTGGGGCAAGCGGAAGATAGTGATGTGGGAATTACGGAGCAACTACGTCAAGGAGCTGCTCTTACTACTCTCCAAGAACTTTTTGACAATTTGGACCTTTCCCAGAGGAATGCTGGTCGTTTACATTGGGCACTTATTCAGAAGAACTATACTGTAGGAAAGATCATGAGAATGATCCAAGAACCACCTACGAACGAGTTTAAAGACAAGTCATTTCAGAAATACGATGCCGTTGTTACAAATGCTCCTCTCACAGCTACTACAAAGCAGCTCAGCTTCTTGCAGAAGTACACTCTTTGGAAAGATGGTCTCCCTATTCCTCCAGATATGTTGCTTGAAGATCTTACTATCCAAGATAAAGACAAGCTCGTTGAATCAATCCAGAAGACTCAGCAACAGCAGCAACAACAACAAGAGATGCAGTTCAAGTTGCAGATGGAAAACCAGCAGGTCGTTAATGAAAGTCTAAAAGCAAAGCAATACAGCGATGAATCTTTAGGATCAGAAAGACTTGCAAAAATTCAACTTGATAAAGCATTAAATGAAGAGCGCATTTCTAGAGCGCATGAGGAAAGGGATCAAGGTACTTTAGCCAAGATAAAGGCAGCCAAAGAATTAGAAACTATGGATATAGATAATTTTCTTAAAGTATTTGACTTGATTCAAAATATTACTGCAAGAGAACATGAAAAAGATGTAACCACATCGGAGGGAAATTATGTCACACAGCCATAAAAATACATCGTCTGGTGGAAACGGTAAAGGTAACACTGGGGCACATTATTCTCCTATCAGAGAGAATGTTGATCCAAAACCACCTGCCGGAGCTTCCAACAGCTACGAGAAAGTTCGCAATAAGATTGATGCAAAAGATGACAAGTCTTTAGCGCATCGTCCTTATACACGTGAAAAGATGATGAACAAGTAATTAGTGCCGTGGCTGCGCAAACGAGAGGCATGCCTCAAGCCACATTTTAAAAGGAGAAATCATGCCCAGAATACCTATTATTTCAGACAAGAGAGATACTGCTGTTCCTAAGCACGTACCTCCATCCGGTGAGTTATGTACTCAACAACCACGTTATAGAAATACGGGGAAACCACCTTTGCCTATAACGAGCTCTTTTAGCCCTTCAGCTAAACCACAAATGCAGAATAAGAGTGTAAAGCAATGAGAAATAGAGATTGGTATCAACATGCAGTAGAGACGATTAAAAGAATTAAAGAAATGAGACAATGTAATCCTCTGAATATGTTTTGCTCTCCTGAACACTATCTAGAAACTCTTGAGGACTTCACTAAATTAATTTATGGAATAAATAAAGTTTCAGATAATGTAGTATCCGAATTTAATGAATTAGAAAACAGTTTCGATATTTTTAAGGAAAGATTGTTTAAATATTGCGACACACTATCACAGGGGATAAGTAAACGTGACAATGATACCCCCTAGAATAAAGAAACTTCCTAATCTGCATAAACCTCCAGTCGGTTACAAAGTGAAACCGACTCAAGGTGGTTCACAAAGCAACAGATCGCTCTATACAGGCGGAAGTAAGATGGTTAAGTAATGCTTAAAATATTTCCAATATTTGGAAGTAATCCTAAATATATTTTAACAATTAAATTGTCTTTTAAAAGAACATTTTTGATTCTAGAAAAAAGAATAGGAAATTTTGATAGGTGGGAAGAAGTATTTACTATTAACACTCCTAAAATAAATAAATATGGTCAAAAATAGCGATAAATCCTACGGTTCTTTAATGCTTGAAGCCAGATCAAAGACTGACCGGCAAGAAGTAGGAGAGACAGTAGGGCCTTTAATGGAAAGGTTTAAGCTTATCATCGAAGAGTCTGTACAGAAGAACTACGAGAAAGGCGTTAAAGGTAGGTATTATATCCATATTTGGTTACAGAAGGAGCCGTACGCTCAAAATTCCTTGCATATCTATCCTCAGTGCAGAAGAACTAGACCAAGTCCATATCAAGGTAATGACCACTATCTATGGTCCGTAGAAGATGGAGGAGTAGTTAAATTCGAATGGTGTATTCCTAAGCAGGAAGTATTAAACTATATTCTTAAGCATCCTAACGAATTCGATGCGAACTATGTCACAATGCTTAAGAAATACTGCCAAGACAAGCTAGAAAAGATAGAGGACTATCTAGTTGATGGGAAGGTTGTTTGATCCTTTCAAAGATCGACACCTTATGTCTTCTGATCTCTGTCTTTTTATTTCAAAGATCTCTTTAGCTAAACACAGTAAAGCTTTCCATGGATTCATGGAACCCGATCCATGTTCTTTTATAGCTTCTAAAGTAAGAATTATTTCCTCTATTTCATAATCGGGATCTAGATCTTCATTTTCCATGATTGATCTTTTCCAACATCTTCTTAATCTCTATCATCTCATCTCTCATTTTGTAGACATCTTCATATAGGGAAGTTGAATCTACAACCTTTTTTAGTTTCTTCCCTAGAGAATGGAACTCTTCCTTCATTGTATTCAATAAAATAGTTGTCTCTTTATAGACTTCTTCAAAGTTAATTAGTATCCCAGGATCATTATTTTTAAGTTTTTCGTATATATCTTCAATTATCTTATTAGTGATTAACTTGTAAAAGTCATCAATATAACCTTCAGGCATTTTTTTCATTTCTTATCCATTTTGCGTATTTTTGTATCAAAGGAGATAGAGCCTTCACTACTTCTTGATCGGGTTTTATCTGATATTCTTCCATGAATTCAAGAGTTTGTTCCATCAAACATAGCAGACTAATCATTTTCTCGGCAGCCATCATATACGCGAATGTTTCTACTTCAGGCGTTTCATTCATAGGAATATAAAATTTTAATGTTGATTCAAATTTAATCTTTTTCTATACATAAGATGAAGCAAATGACGATTTGCTTTCAACTAAAAGGCGCAACAGAGAATTCGCCATTCTCAAAGGAAAACATGGAAAACACAGAACAAGCGCAATTACCTGACGTCGCTGATCAGGATGTGCAAAACCATGGTAAGTCTCCTCAGCAGAGTTTTGAGGAACTTAGGAAGGCTAAAGAGGACGCTGAAAGACAGTTATGGCAAGCAAAGAAAGAGCTTGAGTTGATGCAGACGCACATGCAAAAGCAAGTGCAGCCTATACAACAGCAAGAGGATGATTTCGATTACAGGCAATTAGAGCAACAAGAGTTCCCTGATGGGAAGAATGTTGTTAGAGCTCTCGGAATGATAGACAAGAAGATGTCCGGGTATGAGCAGAAATTGCAGGAAAAAGAGATCAAAATCCAGGCTTTAGAATTTGCAGTAGAACATCCTGACTTTAAAGACGTCGTCACAGCTGAAAATATTGAAAAATATATTAAAAGCGACGAAGACAATCGCGAAGCTGTTGAAACCGCTAAAAATCCTTTGAGAAAGGTATATAACCTTATTAAGAAAAGCGCCGCTTATCAAGCTGATTTAGTTGCTAAGCAGCCTAAAAAAATATCTCAGGAACAACAGCGGGTTGACGAGAAGGAAAGTAGACCAAAAACTGGTTCTATGGGTGTAAGGTCTGAAGCTATAAGCACAGCCGCACACGTTTCCAACTCTAAGATGACCAAAGAGCAGAAAGCAGCACTTTGGAAAGAAACATTAGCAGCATCTCGTAGATAGTCTGTCGCCTCCAAATGAGGCTAATCATGGCAGGTCCTACTACAACCAGTATTCTTCCTCCAGCTGTACAACAACAGCTGTCAATGAAGCTACTGGCACGTCCTATGCCTGACTTGATCCATACTACGATGGGATATCCTATCACAATGGATCAACAAGCGGGCGATATTCTACGTAGACGTAGATATCAAAATCTTCAGACAGCTCCAGTACCTTTAGGTAATGGGATTGTCGATCCACCAGCACAGCAATTAACAGCTCTAGACATAGATGCCCGCATAGACTGGTATGGAACTTACATCATCCTTCAAGAGCAGGTAATGTTGATAAATGAAGACCCTAAAATGAATGGGGTCTATAAATCTTCTCTGATAGACTTGGAGTTCCTAATCGATGCATGATGCATGGAAAGGATAACAAGGGGCAAGATTATGACAATTGAAGATGATGGACAAAGAACATGTTCTAGGTGTGAAATCAGGTATTATGATGCTAATAGAACTATTGTAAGAAGTCCCATATGTAAAAATTGTGTTAATCAGCCTGAGAGCAGTAAGCGAGAAGACTTTTCATACACTGTAATTACCAATAAAGAAATTGAGGATGAAATGAAAAAAATGCCTCAGTTTAAAACATACGGTGAATTGGAAAGATGCGGTACTCCGAACTCTATGGAGACATAGAGAGGCCAGCTGAGAAGATTTGGCCCGCCAAAATTAGTCGAATGACTAAATATTACTAATTTTGGTCAACAAGTAACAGAAAGGTTCTTAACAGTGCAGTGTCTACATTAGGTCAATCTCTTCGTGAAACTGAAGATCAATTGGCTCGTAGTATGATGGAGGGGGGTTCTCCACCAATTAATTGTACTTCTGGTACTAATGGAGACAACCCAACAAACATAAGTCCTTTGGATTGCTCTAAAGCTGTACGTTTACTACGTACTGCGAACGCCCAGTTCATTATGGATCTGATTGAGGGTGAAAATAAGTTTGGTACAGCTCCTGTACGTACAGCATTCTTTGGCCTTGGACACACTAACTTAAGTGCTGACCTTGACCAGATGAATGGATTCCAGAACGTAGCTGCGTATCCTAATACTGCTAATCTTTTGATGGCAGAATGGGGCGTAGTAAGAAACATTCGTTTCTTACTATCTTCTTTGGGTAGCATCACTCCTAACGCATCTGCGAACGGAGAAGATGTTTACAACATATTCTTGCCTGGTCAAGAGAGCTATGACATGGTGGATTTAGACGGATATTCTGCACAGTTTATCTATGCACCACCAGAGATTGCTTCTCCGCGTTTGAGACTTTATCAGACAGCGGGTTGGAAGATGGCGCAAGTATTCAATATCACGAATACAAGCTGGATTGTAAACCTACGCTGCACACTTGCAGTGGCTATTTAAGGAGGTAAATCATGACTACACAGATTGTGACTGGTGGATTTACCAACGTAGCCTCTACTCCAAAGTTTATTCCTTTTGTAGGACAGATTAATCAGTTCTTTTTAAGGAATCTTACCCGATCAGGAGTAACTTCAAGAGGTGTATCAGGTTCTCTTACATCTGACAGGATCGTAGAAGCTTATTTCAACCCAAATACCATGACAAGTGGTACGGCTTTGATTAAGCAAAACGGTACTGTTTCAGGTATCTTGGCTCCTTTACAGAATGGTATAGCAGCGATTAACGGTATTTCACTGTTTAACGCAACCAACCAAGCTCTAGGACCTGAGATTGTAGTAAACAGCTTTACACCTGGTACTACAACAGTATGGGTAACTAACACAGCTCACGGATTTAAAGTTGGAGATAACGTAAGAGTATATGATCTTACTACATCTCCTGAGATAGGTGGAGTCGTAATGACTGTTACTGCAGTAGGTTCTACTACTCAGTTCACTACATTGCTGAACTCTTCAAACTCTTTGACATCTGTTGGTAAAGTGAGAAAGGTAGGTAACGCAGGTTTTCCTCCTCCTTCTCTTTATTACCCAGAATGGAGAGCGATTGCAGCGGTTTCTTTGGCAAATCCCATGGTTGTCACTACGCTTGTTCAGCAAAACTATCAAGTGGGAGATGTAGTTAGATTCAGTATTCCGGCAGTATTTGGAATGCAAGATCTAAATACAGGAACCAATGGACTTCCAGTGCAAGCAACAGTGTCAGCAGTTAACAACGCAGTGGGTACCCAAACGGTTACTTTCGCTAACGTTGATAGCTCTGCATTCACTGCTTTTGCATGGCCATCGTCTTCTAGCTATCCATTTAGTTTACCCGTGATGATTCCTCAAGGTGAGGGGAATACTAATTCTTTTGTAGTTCCTACTCCTCTTCCTTACGGAAATCAGAACATTCTAGGATTTGCAACTCAAAACCTAGGACAAAACGGTATTCTAATCGGTGCTGGAGATGGCACAAATAGTGCGACAACGGGCGGTGTCATCGGATCAACTGTGGACGCTTGGGAATGGGAGATACATACTTCCCTTCAGACGTACTACTAGAAATTCGTTTTTTATTTGCAAGGGGATTAAAAACCCTCTTGCAAATTAGTCCCATCACCAAGATAAAGAGGTAAATATGGCAAGACAAAAAAAAATTGAAACTGTACAAGTAGAAGAAAAACCAGAGGTCGAAATGACAGATACTGTTACTGAAGAGATGACAACTGCTGAAGTTGACAATGTTTTAGAACAAACTCTCACAGAACTAGATTTAGCTCGGATTGAATTATCTAAAGTACAGATAGAGATACAGGAAAGGAAAAAAGAGCTGGAGTCTGCTCCTGCTAGAGAGATTAGTCCAGACGAGAGAAAGATCATAGACAAGCAAGTGGCTGGCTTTACAAAGAAAGCTGCTCTTTCCGATAAGATTGAAAAACAGAAAGCTTACGATAGTGAGTTAGTAACCGGTAAATTCATGAATCGTCGAGCTCCTGGACAGCAAGCTAAACTTACTTACATCAAGTATGCGGATGATCCTGTTAAATGGTATATATTTGAAGATGGAAAGATCTATACGATCCCCAGAGGATTCGCAGATCAGATAAACGAACACTACTATACGCCTCATTTCAATCAAAAACAGGGCGAGATGGATCCAAATAAACCTGCTTCTGCTATTCATGAGATAGACACAAGCAACAAGAAATATGCATTTGTGCCTATGAACTTTTAGATTGTAAAACAGCTATACAGCATGACATAATAGCTTTACACTAGTGAGGTTGTTATGAGAAAGAAATGTACAAATTGTGAAGTAGAAAAAGATGTAAATCAGTTCTATGAAAAGAAAAATGGATTATACGGAAAGCATGCAGAATGCAAAAAATGCATGCGAGGTAAAAATAAGAAATATCGTGAAGAAAATCCAGAAAAAATCTACATCAGAAACAAGATTTATAGTGGAAAGCTTAAGGAATTATACTCAGAATCTCATATAAATTCTCATGTAAGGATGCACGAGAGGAGTATAATTGGATTTGAGAGATATGCAGAAAAAAAGATGCAATTGTTAGCCGGTTCTTTGTTGAATTATGCTATAAGGATAAATTTAATACAGAAGCCTATAGAGTGTGTGATGTGCAAGAGAGAAAGGGATATTCAAGGGCACCATATAGATTATTCAAAACCTCTTCAGGTTATTTGGGTATGTATCGAATGTCATTCGAACTTTCATTTAGGTAAACATGTCTAGTGTGATTTATTACCCAGGATATTCACAAGTTCAGGTTCAAGACAACCTGATTGTGAAGACTATTTCCACAATAAATCAGTCAAATCCGATGACCATGACCACAACAGAAGATAGCAATTACAACGTAGGAATGAAGGTAAGATTCCTAATACCTAAGCAGTTTGGAATGCAGGAATTGAATAACCTGGACGGTCAGGTAACCTCAGTAAGTGGAGTTAACATTACGGTAAGCATTGATTCCACGTTCTTTTCACCCTTTGCTTACCCTAGTCCTTTGCCTGATGCTTATACATCTCCTAGTGTTATCCCAAACTCATCAGGTCCTTATGTAACTAATCCTCCATTGCCTTACGGTAATCAGGATTCTTTTGATGGAACAATTTACAATGCAGGTCAGCCATGAGCTTTACTCAGCTTGTAAGCTTAGATCAGATGAGAAACACAGTGCGTCGTATGTCAGCCAGATATACGGCAGCTCAGATGCAGGATTCGCAGGTTGATAAGTACATAAACCTGGCTTATACGCTTCATTTTCCGGAATGTTTTAAGAATATAAAGCTGACAAAGCCTTACGTTTTTACTACGATTCCCAATGTAGATACCTATGATTTTGTCTATCAAGCTGGCTTAGTAGATGATCCCGCGCAAACTCCTTTGCCCGGGAATAGAGCAGTTCCAGGAAATATACAGATTACTCCTCCTGTCTATTGTCAAGGATATGTTCTTAGGTACTTCCAAGATAAGACGACTTTTTACAATAGATGGCCTAATTTAAGCGTAAACCAGCAGATAAACAGTGGGGATGGAACGGTAGGCCCTTATGTTGGAACGATCCCATCTACACCTTTTTATAGAGCTCAGTTAGATATTTTCGGGAATGTTACTGAAGCGGCAGTGATTATCTCTTCTTACGATGATTCAGGATTCCATTATACGATTACGGATAAGCCTCAATCTAGCAGTAGCAATGTAGGAAATTTATTGGAATCATCGGGAGCGGTAATAGGAATAGTAAACTATCTAACGGGAGCTTATACTTTTACCGCAACAGGGGTAATTCCTAACAATGCGGTCATTTATGCAGCTGTAGTTCCCTATCAAGCATCTCGACCGACGGATGTGCTGTTTTACAACCAACAGATAGTTTTCCGTCCTTGTCCCATGCAGGTTTATCAGGTAGAATTCCAGATAAGTCAGCAGCCTACACAGCTGATTGCTGACAATAGTGCTCCAGAATTAGACGAATGGTATCTATTTATTTGCGCCTGGGCAGCAAAGTTAATCTATACGGATTTCCCCGACGAACAAGGAATGGCTTATCTCATGCCAACCTGGCAGGAACAGATGCAGCTTGCTCAAAGGAGAACTCTTAGGCAGTTATCTTCCCAAAGAGCAGCGACTATCTTTAGTCAACCAGGTAGACCTTTAGCTGGTTGGTTTTATGGGACCGAATACTCAGGCACAAGTGGGTAAAAAAATTGAATTATATTAAAGATCATACTATGATTCCTCTTAAAAAGAGGGTCAAATGGACAAATATAAGAAAAAGATTATTGAAAAATCTTTAAAAAAAGACGGCTGTTGGATATGGATCGGAGTTGTTTCTAATGCAGGGTATGGAAAAACTAGATATGAAAAAAAAGATATTTCAGCTCATAGATTAAGCTATATCGTTTTTATAGGGTCTATTCCTGATGGAAAAAATGTGTGCCATAAATGTGATGAAAAAAGATGTGTGAATCCTGAACACCTTTGGTTAGGATCTCAAAGTGAAAATATAAAAGACTGTGTTAAAAAGGGTAGGTTTACAGGAACAAAAGGATTCAAATGGACGGATGAAGTTAGAAAAAAAATGAAAAACCGTACTCATGCTGATAGAAAAGGAGAAAAACATCATTTAAAAAAATTAATAAATGATGATATTAAGGAAATTAGGCGACTATATGATAGTGGAATCAATCAGAAAGAGCTTTCCCTCAGATATAAAGTACACCAAAGTTGTATATCTAATATTGTTAGATATAAATCCTGGAGTCATATTTGAATGTAAGTCTTTTAAAGAGAGGTATATCTGAGTTTCAATCCGAACATTCCTCAAACATCCGACTTCATTTTGCAATCCTTTTCTCAATTAAGAGCTAACTTTCAGGCGATAGATAATGCTTTCTCTAACAACCACGCTAGTATGTCAGGGAATGAGGATCTATCAGGTAAACATACGGCTTTAACATTGCGTCCTCAGTCTGGAAATCCTACTACGGGAGTAGACCAAGCAGCTCTTTTCACTAAGATAGTCTCTAGCATTCCTCATCTATTCTTTGCCCCTAATAATAGCCAGACTCCTATTCAGCTTACCTACAACTCACTAACTACTACAGGTTTGACCCAGCATACATTCATGGCAGGTCCATTTATTGTTTACGGTGGGTTTATCAATAATCCTACATTGAATCAGGTAGTCAACCTTTCCCCTGGATCTCAGCTTATTTATGTAGACCTGACTATTGGATTTTATAGTGCTGCTACTACCATACTTGCAGCTTCTGCGTGTCCTACAAACGTCGCAGGAACATCGTTTAATATCACTTATCCAAGTTTGTTAGTAGGAAGCGGAGTTACATTTGGAGTGTATTATTTAGCTATAGGTTTGCCATGACAATACCCTATGATAAGAATGTTCCGGCAAATCCTGATGATCCTTTAGCAACCTCACAGCCTCAACTGCTAAATAATTTCGATACTTTGTTCAATGCTTTTCTAGAGAATCACATCTCATTGAGTGCGGCATCAAGCGCAGGAAATCACACGATATTAGAACTTCTTCAGCAAGAAAGTGCTCTTGAAACAGATCTAAACGAGTTCTCTATTTATACTAAGATGATAGAAGGGCAGACAGATCAGGTATTCATGCGATTTCAAAACAATGGAACTGAGTTCAGATTTACTAACTATCAGATCTATCCCGTAGATTTAACGAACTTCTTTTCTTTCTTGCCAGGGAACGTCATCGTGTATTTTGGAAGAATCAATACATTGGTAAATAACGTATTTACATTACTTCCTCCTGTAGCGCGCAATATATTCTCTGTAGCAGTTATTCCCATAGGACCTGCAACGGGATCAACTTTTAAACCCTTATTCTCTTTAGTAGCTTCTCCTTCCGGTTTATTTAGCAAAGTGATATTCAAGCCAGCTAGTACTATTAGTCAATTGACCCCTTTTCACTACATAATAATGGCTAACTTTTAGGTAATTTATGACATATACGCCTATAAAGCCTGATTCCGGTCCTAGTCCAGCAGTAGATACAACATATATAAGGGATAACTTTGCTCAATTTGCTGCCATTTTTTCCAGTACAGCAGGTGGTATAATCTATAACCATACCCCCATTAACGATAGAAATCAGGGAGATCATGAGGTAGTTTTATTAGAAAAACAGGCTACAGATCCTGAAGTAACTGAAAACTGGGCAACTTTATATGCCAAAGACGCTAATTCAAATGCAGGAATTCAACCGCAGATATTCGCTAGGATTCAGAAGTTCCTGCCTACAAATATAGACCCTAGAAACGCGCAGAATACCCCAATGCAGCTTACTTACAATCAAGTCAATACTGCAGGACCTGTTTATCAAAGTTTCATTCCTGGGGGATTTCTGGTGTATTTTGGGACAACTAACAACATAGCTGTTCCTATTACAGTTTCTCCAGTCCCTACATCCCTATTTCTGGCTATTGCGGCTCCTTACAATGTTACGACGGGAAATATTCCTTTCGATACTACTACAGAAATACTTAGCACTAGCCAGTTTAGGATAAATTCATTGTCTGCAACGGGCGTTTATACATTTGGATGGGTAGCCATAGGAACAGTATGACAACAAGTAACTTTCTCATAGGTCCTATTTCTGAAGGTCTACGTAAAGACTCTCCTCCTGCTTTCAGTCCAGAAGATTCATTTGATACATTGGTGAATGCATATCAATGGAGAGGGATGATTGTAAAAAGATCTGGCTATACAAAGCTAGGAAGGTTGGCTAATGGCACTCCTGTCATGGGACTTAAGATCAAAGAAGGATTCGGCATAGGACTTCAGACTTTAGTAGCTTTTGATACCACAGATACCTATCAATGGAATGGTGCCGCTTTCGTTGCTTTACCTTCTGTTATGCCAGTGACATGGAGCGGAACAGATTATCAATTCTTCTTTACCACAAACTATGCTGGTTCCTTCTGGGCAACCAATTCAAAACCTGGACTAAACGGATACGCAGTAACAAACTTTGCAGGTGCTGCAGGAGCCGGCCCTTGGACTGTTAATGTGACATCTCCTGGAAATACATTCCAGATAGGAGATGAGATCTATTTCCTTAATGTTACTGGTCCTGCAGCAGCAAATAACCTTAGAACTGCTGTCGTTACAGTAGCCGGTAATCCTTTCACAGTTTCTTCTACAACAGGTGGTCCATTCACTAATGGAGCAGCGAATAGCGGAGTAGCTTTATCTACAACCAGAACAGTCACAGGTCAAGATGGAATCAGATACTACGGAATTCTTAGTAATGGTACTGGATGGGCTAATTACAATCCTCCTATTGATCCTAACAACGCTTTGGTTGGCGCACTGATGATTTTCCCTTATCGGGGATACCTAGTCTTTTTGAATACTACGGAAGGGAACGAGCAGAATACCTATAACTACCCAAACAGAGCTAGATGGACGCAGATCGGAACTCCTTATTATTCTCCTCCTACTCCACAGAATCCTAACATCCAAGGATTCGATCCTAAAACAATGAGGGATGATATATTTGGAAGGGGAGGAGCTAACGATGCTCCTACCAACGAATCTATTGTTTCTGCAGGATTCATTCGAGATATACTTGTTGTTTACTTCACCCGTTCCACATGGAGATTAAGGTTTGTAAACAACGCACAGAACCCTTTTGTATGGGAAAGAGTAAATATAGAACTAGGAAGTGACTGCACATTCAGTACTATTCCTTTTGATAAAGGTCTAATGGCTATCGGAAATAGAGGGGTTATTATCAGTGATGGTAATGATACCATAAGATTTGATGAGAAAATCCCTGACGATATATTTGATATTAGACAGGCTAACTTTGGATTGCAGAGAGTGTATGGAATCAGAACGTTCAGAACCAAGCTTAACTTTTGGACTTTTCCAAGCTCAAATAATCCGAATGGAACATATCCAGACAAAGTATTGGTGTTTAATTATGATACGAAAAACTGGAGCTTTTTTGACGATTGTTTTACTTGCTTTGGCTATTTCTATAAAACGGGTACCCCTCTTACATGGGGAGATCTGACGGAGGCCTGGTCTACTTATACTAACATCTCTTGGAATAGTGGAGTATCTCAGACGGGATTTGAAAGCGTCGTCGCAGGAAATCAACAAGGTTATATACTTCTTTTGGAGCAAACAAATGGTGAAAACGATCCTTCTTTGGCTATCTCTGCTATCGCTAACGGGCCTCCTAGTGTATTCACTAGTAACAACAATAATCTTCCTGATGGGACATGGATAAAGTTAACAGGGGTTACGGGAACAACGTCAGATGATGGAGTTTCTTTAAATGGTAGAAAATTCAAACTATCAAATCCGACCCAGGATCTTAATGATTTTACTCTCACTGAATTCAAACCTATCAACGCAGGAAATGCTGTTGGATCTTCTTTTGCTTATACTATAGGGTATAAATCTATATTCCCTGGATCGTTCCAGATTAATATAGGTTCCCTAGTTTATTTCGATACAAACTTAGATGGTATTCTCTATGAGACTTCAGCACCAACTACGCCAGCCGGGACTATCAATTACTCTACTGGTGCTCTTTCTATTACATTTAGCCCTCCTATTCTATCTACTGCGGTAATCATTCGTTTAGTAACACTGGATCCATTACAAGGATTCAGCGAACCTGTAGTAACTACAGGAGTTTATGGAGGAGCAGCGGAAATCACTAAGATCAGCGGTCTAGACATTCAAACTAAGATCTTCCAGTTCTTTGATGCAGATGAAAGAGCTAGACTAAGTAAGATAGACTTCTATGTAGACGCTACTTCCAACGGTCAATTTACCTGTAATGTGTTCGCAGATAGCAGCAATGAGGCAGTCAATGAACCCCTTTCTGATAATAGATTTAGCAATATTGTTCTCACTTCTAGAAACCCTTACCAAATAGAACAGGGCAATGAGACGATATTCCGGCTGTTTTGCGATGCGATAGCACAGACAATACAACTTCAGTTTACCTATAGCGACTACCAAATGGCTATTGATTCGGTAACTCAGGAAGATGTGCAGATTTTAGCGTTAATGATCAGTATGAGGAGGGCATCTAGATTAGTATGAGCAACCCTATGGAGTTATTTTCACCCTTTCTTGCTACAACATACAATATTCCAGAGGAAGACGATCGCCTTAAAACTTATCTGGTGGATAGATTTAGCTCCTTTGCCGATGTCATCAATGATAAGAAGATAGGTGTCTATTCCCAGGCAGCAGAGAACTTAAATGGGAATAAGGTTTTCTATGATACAACCAGAACGACAAGAAATGGATACCAGACTTTAGCACGAATTAATCCCTTTCCTAATGCGGGAATTTTAGTGCTAACCTTAACAAGTGACCCTCAATTTCCTATACAAGATGTTAACCCTGAATTCGTTATTACAGATATGTGGGGGACGGCAAATAAGCCATGTAGTTCAACTGGAGCAGGAGACGGGGATTATTTTTCTTTTATGCCACAAGGAGATACAAGAATAAGATTTTCGATGTCAGATATTCAGATAACCATAACTACAACTGTTGATTTAAGTGCTTATAACGGATTTATTTTTATTGAATATCTTAGGAATGGTTCTTAATCATATCCTAAGCCATTCCTTGACCAAACTTGTTACCGAATCCCTGTCCGAAACCGCTTAACAGTGATGCAAAAGCTCCTCCGAAAGGACCTGCAGATGGGGGTTGATACTGATTCTGTGTACCTTGTCCTAAAGCTTGATTATACATTGTCATTAGGTTACTGAATGGCTGCTGAGCATATCCTAACAGCTGAGGAATTGCTTGTTGCTGCATCTGTCCTCTCATAGCTGCCATATTAGTGCTCAAGTTGCTTCCTTCACGACCTAGCTGATTACGGAAGGCAGTAGATCCTGTAGATCCTCCCGATCCCATTCCAGCAAATCTATTTGCTAGCTCTGGAACTGTCTGCTCTTGGAACTGCCTTTGCATAGGAGCTTCAAACTTCTCAAAGAATGAAGGATCACTAAACATACTTTGCAGCCAATCTTGACCAGTTTGATAGTTCTGATTCTGAGTTACATCCTGATTTCCTTTCATCCCTTTAATAGAACTTAGGATATCATCAATAGCTCCTAGTTGACCTTTTCCAAAGGTAGAAGATCGTTCACCTTTGTTTCCTGTTAATGCACTCCCTGCTCCTGTTATAGCAGTCATTAAAGCAAACATTGTCATCGGGTCCACGGCTCACCTCGTATACTTTTTCTTTAAATTAACATTTTATCATATTTCATGATATTATCTTTATCGCATGTCTAGGATCGCTTCCGAAAAGCACAACTCTAGTGTCTGACATGTCATTTCAATAGAGATAACATAAGAGATGTTATGAAAGTTTCTGTAAATTGTTTTCATTGTAAAAAAATATTTTTTAAAAATTCTTGCGATTTAAAGAAGGGTTATAATAATTTTTGTTCACGTCTTTGCTATAAAATAAATAGAAAATCAAAAATAGAAAAATGTTTTTCTTGCAACTGTGTTATAGATAGATCGAAACGTCCTCATTATAAAGATATGTGTAATACATGTTATGTAAACAATCACAGAAAAAAAGTAAGGGAGATGACTCCATATTCTTATAAAAGAAGAAAAAATGGAGATGGAACAATTACTGTTTATGGATACAAACAGATTAGCATTCCAAACCATCCTAACTCTAGAAAAAATGGACAAATATTTGAGCATATATATGTGATGAGTTCTCATTTGAAAAGACCTATAAAAAAAAGTGAGTCTGTTCATCACAAAAACGGAGATAAACTTGATAATCGGATTGAAAACCTAGAGTTATGGAACAAATCACATCCTTACGGTCAAAGAGTGGAGGACAAGATTAAATTTTACAAAGAATTTCTAGAATCTTATGGTTATAAAGTAACTAAGAAAGGTGAATGAAATGACTTCTATACTACCACCCCAAAGGTCATCCTGGGATGTTATAGGCGATCTTTTAGGTCAAAACCTTCAACAAAGTCTTCCTGGAGCCATCCAACAAGGATATAATAGAGGTCAGCTTAAAAATAGCATCGACGAAATAAGTAGGTTATCCAAAAGCCCTGAATCTTCTCCATTGGATATTATGCTTTCTGCGATGAAGGCTGGGGCTGGAATACCTGGAAGTGAAAGGTATTTGGGGCAAATAATTCCCGAACTAATGAAAGTCGCAGAAGCTAACAAATCACAGAAAGTGCGATTGCCAGGGGAAGAATCTACGCAGCCTGCTCAAAGAAATAACCTACCAAACTTTTTAAACCAGCCTACACAAGCTCAAACACAACCTGAATTCTTTCCTACTAATGTGGGACCGCAAGGAGGTCCTGGGCAAGTGCCTCAGGAAGCAACTGCAGGAATAAAACAGCCGTTATTTACCGTTACTGAATTGATACCAAAAGCTAAGGAATTAGCCGCTGAAAGAACATCTGCAGGTATTCCAACGACCGCTAAAGAAGCCTTACAGGAATTAAAAGAGCTGGAATCTGAGAAAAAAGAATACAACAAAGAAGTTGATAAAGAGCTTCAACAAAGGACAGCCGGCCAGAAAACATATGGTCAAAGAGCTGTAGATGAGTTAAAGAAGTTATATCCAGAAGCAAGTTCAGAAGTAGAAACAATATTTCAGAAGATAGGAGAAGATGCTTCTAAACAGGGTAAAAGTGAAGCTGAAATAAATCATTATCTAGCAAATGAAGCCAAAAAATTTAAGAACACAATAGCAAATGTCAGAAATGATATGGATGCTCCAAGGCTGTATAATGCAATTACTAGAGGTATTTCAGGAACATATAAAAATTTCGAACAGGCTGGGGCAGATGTTAGAAAACATTTAGAGCCACTGATTGATCTAGGACTCTATGATACTGCAAGAAATTTATTATCTGAAAAAGGATATGGACCAGAAGAAAGAGAAATGATCATACATCCTCTAGGTACAGAAGCAAAGGCTATTATTAATCAGGTTCCTAAGTATAAGTCTTTTTTGATAGGAACAGGTCAATTCGGGGTTTCGGCAAATGTTCCTCCTTCTTTAGATGACATAAAATCAGCTCTTACCAAGATTAAAGATACAGATCCAAACTTTAGTCTTGTTTTAGCAAGAAAAGCGTTTGAAGATAAAGGGTATGACTGGAGAACGTTTAAAGATGCCTTAAACGATCTAACGACTCAAGGACTTGAATTAACAGACGATCAGAGAACGCAAATGGGAATTCTTAATGAACCTCCCTTAAATAAGTTAGGAGAAATACTTCAAGGTATAAACCTGATAGGAAGATAATGAGCGCACAAATACTTCAAGCTTTGTCTGGTGGTTTTTCAGCTACACAAATAATAGACTATATCATAAAAAAATTCCCTCAGCATGCAAAGAAAATATCTAAAGCTATAAGTGAAGGATATACTCCTGATACTATTTTAGAACATTTAGGAACCAAGACTGAATTTGAACAAGCTAGATCAAAAGACATTCAAAGGTCTAAAAATATAAATAAAGCAGCTTTAATAGGAGCAGGAGTTGGAGCAGCAGCATTAGCTATTCCATTAGCTTCACAAGCTTTTGGGTCTGCTCTTTCAAGAGCTTTACCTCAGTCTTTACGGAGTTTAGGTCAAGGCATTCAGAGCGCAATTGCGCCATCATTGACAAATCCTGGTACACAGCCTGTCCAACAATCCCCAGTACAGCCCCCAGCAACACCCCCAACACAGTCTTTATCATCACAACCTCCTGGTCAAAATGTAATACAAAATATACCGCAAACTACTACAATTCAGCAACCTAAAATAAATATTACCGATGTATTATCTAAAAATCAGGGATTTGTTTCAAAAATAGATGATCTAGTTAAAGCAGGTAATACGGACCCTAAAGCAATTGCGGGATATTTCAAACAATTCAATCCATCTGAGACTAAGAAGCTAGAAAAAGAAGTGGGATTATCTATAGATGAGGTTATTACCGAGTATCTTTCTGCTAATCCTGCTAAAGATGCTAATGAATTGATGAGACAAGAATCACTAGGAAAGTTCAATGAGAAGGTTAAGAAACCGTCTATACTTGATGAAGAGATAGAGAGGTTTCAAAAAGGATATGGCACTGAACATCCTAAAATTGAAAAATCATCTACTGTTCTATCGCCTCAAGGTATTGGAGAAGTTAAGGAAATCCGAAATGGTAAAGCTATCGTAGAAATAGAAGGAAAGAAACATCAAGTAGATGAAAAAGATTTGGAAACCTCTCCTCTTCCAGAGAAAGAGTTAGCTGATATCTATGAGGATCTAAAGCAGAAAATAGAATCGGAATCCGGTCAAGAAATGTCGCGTCATGTTACTTTCTTGGGATACGATCCTAATATGAAGCAACTAATTTATATGCCATGGAGAGGACAACCTTATACTTACAATGAAGTAACCGATGAGGAAATATCTGACCTAAAGGACAAAATCAACAGAAAGACCAGCGGAGAGAACTTCATTGGAGCTTACCAAGAGGGGACTGAATCTCCGATAGGGACGGCAATGTCTGCGTTTATTCAACGCAGGAAAGCATCTCAAAAAGATGTAGAGAAGAAAGAACCTATTCACAAAGCTAAATTTGAGAAGCTATATTATGCATACGAACCAGCAGAAAAAGAAGCAGAAGCCAGATACAAAGAAAGAAAAAAGCAGTCTAAGAAAAACCCTAGAATTCCTTAGACATATGCATGATAAGAATCAAAAGAAGAAGTGATTATTTCTTATTCTCTTTAATTAAATCATAGAATTTCTGATCTGATTCTTTTCTATAATCAGATAATTGCTTAGTTGTTTCACACCATACAGAATAAAGTTGATCAGTCCTTACGCTTTG